CCCGCCGGACGGACCCTTCGGTGCGGAAACCGTGTGCTGTGTGCGGCCGACCCCTGCCCAGAAAGCCACGGCTCCACGGCTCCGGTGGTCGCAAGTATTGCCCCGGTCCCTGCACGGCTTTCGTCAAGCGTGAACGAGGCCTCTGGCTCTGGCATCACGGGCCGCCGTTCGTGATCGAGGCGCAGCCCTGGTATAAGGGCCCGCTCTACCAGGCGCCGCCGCTGCCCCTGCTCGACCCGCTGGCCGGCCGGATGCCGCGCGACTGGGCGGCGGGGTGGAGGCGCGTCCACGGCGTCGAGGCACCCGAGATAGCCGCATGATCGACGCCCCGATCGGCGCAACGAACCCCGTCCGGTGGCAGCAGGCCGAGCCCGAGCGCTTCGGCCTCATGTCTGGCTACGCTTGGCGGCACGATCCGCGGCACGTTCTCTTCACCCTGGCCCGCTACAAGTTCGTCGCGAAGATGCTGGCCGGCAAGGGGCCCATCCTCGAGATCGGATGCGCGGACGGGTTCGGGACGCGGCTGGTCGCGCAAGGGGGAGATCTCGTCGTCGGGATCGATGCGGATCCCGTGATGCTGCACTCAGCCGAACGGACGCGCGGAACCTTTCGTATCGCCTTCCGCAGGCATGATCTGCTGGACAGTCCCTTCGGTCAATTCAGGGGCGCCTTTGCGATCGACGTTCTCGAGCATATCCCGCCGAGCCGCGAGGAGGACTTCATGCGGCACGCCGCGCGATCCCTTCACCTGGCGGGCATCTTGATCCTCGGCACGCCGTCACGCGAGTCCCAACCGTACGCCTCCGAGCCGAGCCGTGAGGGCCATGTCAACGTCAAGACGCAGGCTGCACTCCGTGCCTTGTGCGAACGCCATTTCACGACAGTCTTCCTCCTCGGCATGAACGATGAGGTCGTGCATACCGGCTTCGGGCCGATGTGCCACTACCTCTGGGCGCTCTGCGTGGGACCCCGGGGATGAGCGCGCCTCTGATCGCCTCGACGCGCCGCCCGCAGACGTCCCACGAACGTGCCGTCGCCCTTGCCCTCGCCCGCCGTTGGGAGGACGCCGCGCAGGCGTTCCGCACCATCCTCCGGCGCCAGGACACCGGTGAGATCCGCCAGGCGATTGCGACCTGCCTCATGTGCCTGCACCGGACCGAGGAAGCGATCACAGAGTATCGGCGGGCCCTCAAGCGCGATCCGACGCTCGTCCGGTCGCGGAACAACCTGATCTTTCTCCTCGATCATCAGCCGTCGACGACGATCGCGGACGCGTGGCGGGAGCGGCACGCCTGGTGGAAGATCCATGGTGAGCCGCTCGCCCCACAGTGTCTCCCGCACGAGAACCGACCGGACCCTGAACGGCCTCTCCGCGTCGGCTATGTCTCGGCCGACTTCCGCGGTCACTCAGCGGCCTTCGGGTTCGGGCCCGTGGTGCTGCGCCACACCGACGCGATCGCCGTGTACTGCTACTCGCTGTCGAACCGGGATGATGCGATGACCGATCTCTTCCGTGCGCGGGCCGCCGGGTGGCGCGATTGCGTGGATTCCACACCCATCGATCTCGTCGACCTGATCCGTGCCGACGCGATCGACCTGCTCGTCGACCTCTCCGGGTTTTCCGCGGGAAACAGTCTTCAGACCTTCTGCTACAAGCCCGCGCCAGTGCAAATCACAGCCTGGGGGTACGCCACAGGGACCGGCTGCAAGATCTTCGACGCTTTCTTCGCCGATGCCTACACGGTGCCGCCGCATCTCGAGCGGTACTACACGGAGCCGGTCATGCGACTGCCCTCCATCGTGCCGTACATGGGCCCGGGGTATGCGCCAGGACCGGCTATCCGTGATCCGGGCGCGCCATTCACGTTCGGCTCGTTCAGCCGGCCGGAGAAGTGCACGCTGCCGACACTCGCCCTCTGGGCCGATGTCCTCCGCCGCGTGCCCGGATCCCGGCTACTCGTCAAGGACAACGGCTACGGGCGGGCCGCAACCGCCGAACGCTTCCGCCGGGATCTCGGGCGGCGCGGGATCGATCCGACGCGCGTGGATGTCCGGGGGTTCTCGGAGCACGCCGAGCACCTGGGCGCGTATGCCGAGGTGGACTTCGTGCTCGACACGACACCGCACACGGGCGGGATCAGCTCGCTCGAGGCGCTGTGGATGGGCGTGCCGATGGTGACACTGCCCGGGGAACGGACCGCCTCGCGACTTTCCGGCTCCTTCCTGGCGACACTCGGGATGCCCGCGCTGATCGGCCATGATGCGAAGGGCTACGTCGAGATCGCCGTGGCATGGAGCGGGCGGCGGGCCGAGCTCGCGGCACTCCGGAGGACGCTCCGCGAGCGCTTGGTCGCTTCACCCATCAATGCCGGCTACGTGGTCGCGGTTGAAGCCGCCTATCGCCAACTCTGGCGCGCCTGGTGCGCGCGACAGGCGCCCCGATGAGTGATGCCCACGCCGAAGGGCACTGGACCCACGACCAGCGCGTGCAGGAGATCGAGCGGCTGGCGAAGGTGCTTGCCGCGCAGATCGGCTGCACGTGCCCCATGATCTACTCCCGCGGCGGGCACCCACACGACGCGGACTGCGCCCGCGAGCACGTCCTCCGGCTGCTCATCACGGGTCTCATCTTCTGGGACGGCTACCTGGCGTGGCTCTCGATGTCCCAGGTGGCGCGCACGCTCGCCGAGGATGTCGCCGCGCAGTTCCAGCCAGATGATCTCGAAGGGAAGCTCGCGCGGTCCGCAATGGGTTATGCGCGCTGGAAAGCCGGGATGGCATGACCGTCACGTGTCCCCGGCAATGCGGCTCCGAAGGGTTCGAGAATCCCGGCGCGCTCGCGGCCCACCTGATCGACGCCCACGACATGGCCGGGAGCGCCGCGCTGGCGACGGCGCGGGAGGTCGCCGGGCTGAGCCGCGCGTATCGTCCTCCGAAACCTGTCCTTCCGAACGTATCCACGACAAAGGAGGCTCCCATGACCTGCAAGATCTGCGGCGGTGACCATCGCTCCGACAACAAGATCTGCCCGAAGCACGGTGGCACGAAAGATGGGGGGGGCAACATGGCCAGTAAGCCGCGTGCCGTCGCGAAGAGAAAGCCTATCACGCGACGGCACCCGAAGCCGCCGAAGAAGGCCGCCGCCACTTCGGGCAACGGCCTGCTCTCGGAGCTCGACGCGCTCCGGTCCACGGCGGCCGCGCTCGAGCCGCTGGGCCCGGTCGAGCGCCTGCACGTCCTGGCGTGCGTGTGCAAGCTGCTCGCGATCGACACGTCCGACCTGGCCTCGTGACCGCGTGATCGCTTTCATTCTCGCCGCGAAGCGGCTCCGGCAGGCGGTGCTGCCGCTATGAGGAAGCCCCGCGAGCAAGACACGGTGGCGGCGATCCTCCAGCTCCTCCACGCCCATCGCATTCCAGCATGGCGGATCAACACAGGCGCCACGAAGATCGGCGGACGGTTCATCCGGTTCGGCGCGGTGGGGATGAGCGACATCCTTGCGCTTCGACCTAGAACAGTTATTGAGCTTTTGCCGCATGACGGGCATGGCGTAAGCCATCCTGCTGGCTGCGGCGGACAGTGTAACGGTCCGATGCTCGGGCAGTGGATAAGCATCGAGGTCAAGAGCGCGACAGGAAAGACAACGCCCGCCCAGCAGAGCTTTCTGGATCAGGTGAACGCGGCGGGCGGCAGAGCGTTTGTGGCACGGAGCGTGGATGACGTGGCCCGCGAACTCGATTTCCCACCCTCCCCCACCGTCGGCGGCCGGCCGATCTCGTGGGCGACGGCGCGGCGGATCAGCAAGGATGGGCCATGAGCGCCTGCCCGAATAATCTGGCGGACGCCACGCGCTACTTCCGGCGGCTGTTCCTCCTACACCACCTAGCGGCAGCCGGGACGATCACCGCGACCGCCACGCAACTCGGGACGCAGCGGACGTACATTACCCGCCTCAATCGGCAATTGGACGTCGAAGGCCCCCGATCTTCGAAGCGCCCGGAACGGACATGACGACACCGATGGATGATCTCAGCCCGAAAGCACGCGAACTCAAGCGGTTCCTGGAGCATCTCGTGACCGTCCATGTGACGACCGATCTCGCAGGCGTGTCGGGGTGTGGGCAGTGCGACCACTTCAAGGCGGCGCTGGCATGAGCTCTGCTCGCTGCCTCGCCCGCCTTCTGACCCTCGCGGCGCTCGCCTGTCTCCTGGCCGTCTCCCTCTGGCCCGAGCCGGTCTGCCGGGCGTGCGGGGCGGAGATTTTGCGGGATAGCGTGCTGCTGAGGGCGCGGTGATGGGATTCAAGTCGGGCCGGAAAGTGACGTTCTGCGCGGAGCGGCTCCAGCAGGCCCGCGAGTGCCGAGGATTGAGTCAGCGACAACTCGCCGCAAAAGTCGGCGTGCATGTCGAGTTCGTCAAGGAATGGGAGAAGGGCGGCTCGCTGCCGAAGCGCGGCACGTTTTCAGTAGATCAAGTCGCCTCGCTGGCTCTCGCGCTCGGCTTTCCCGTCTCATTCTTCTACCAAGAGCCACCGCCTCCGCTCGGTCCTACCTCACTGGACTACCACGGCACCAGACTCGTCTGTGATGCCTGCGACGAGGATGTGGAGTCGTGGCAAGTCGTCGAAGCGAACGGACAAGACTTCCACCCTGAATGCTCACCGCCCCGTGATAGAGCGGGAGAGACCAAGCCATGACCGCCCTTGATCGGCAGACGGCGCTGGAGCGGCTGTACGTGGCCGCGCTCAACATGTACAAACAGTACCGCGACGCTCCACGGGATATCGTCATGCAGCTTCGAGATGCTCTCATCGCCGTTGAGGAGGCCGCGCTGGAGGGGGAACTCAAGGAACGAATGGAGTGGTGGCGGGCTCGCTGGGAGAAGGAATGTGCCGACCTCGCCGACGCCCGCGCGGCGATTCGAGAGGCGGGCATATTGCTCCGCCATGCCTATGGTCCCGTAGAATCTGCGAAGCCGTGGACCGAATACGATCTATGGCTCGCCCTGCCCGCTGTCGTCGCGGCGTTGGAGGAGAAGAAATGATGCTCTACCACGGGGACTGCCGGTGATACGCCACGATCCACAGGAGGTCCGCGAGAAGCTCGCTAGCCGAGTTGTCGTCGCGTCCATTAGCGGCGGCAAAGATAGTGCGGCGATGAGCCTCTATCTTACCGAGCTTGGCGTCGAACATCGGCGCGTGTTTGCCGACACCGGATGGGAGCACGCACTGACCTACAAGTATCTGCGCGGTCCGTTGACGGCACACATCGGCGCGATCGACGAGGTGCGCGGGCCCCGACCAATGGACGATCTTATCCGCCACAAGAAGATGTTCCCGGCGCGGATCAAGAGATTTTGCACAGAGCATCTCAAGGTGAAGCCGTTACAAGCATACTTCTTGGCGCTGTCAGCCGAGGATGACTATGTAAACGCTATCGGCATCCGGCGCGGCGAATCGGTGGCGCGGGCGGCCGCCGTCGAGTGGGAATGGAGCGAGTCGTTCGACTGTGAGGTCTGGCGGCCCCTCGTAGAGTGGACCGAAACAGATGTGATCGAGATCCATCGCCGCCATGGCCTGCCGCCCAACCCGCTCTATCTCATGGGCGCGCGCCGTGTCGGCTGCTGGCCCTGCATCTTTGCCTCGAAAGCAGAAATCTCGTTGGTCGCAGAGCACGATCCGGCACGAATCGACACGATTCGCGCACTCGAAGCCGAGACCAACGCCAGTCGCATGGCGACGTTTAGCGCCCGTGGCGAGATGATGCGCTACCCGGCCACGTTCTTCACATTGCGCCCAGATGGCAAAACCCACGTAGCTGCGCCGATCGACGCGGTGGTGGAGTGGGCCCGTGAGAGCGGTCCGGAGCAGCCGACACTCTTTGACGAAGGCTGCATGCGGTGGGGCTTGTGCGATACGACGGAATGAGCCGCCGTCGCCGCGGCGGTGAAGGAGGAGGAGTCCATGACCGCAACGGAATTCTTCGATCCTCAGACGGATAACCCCGCCCATGCCGACTGACGAGACGCCCAGCGCGGCGGCGGTGGAGAAGGCCGAGAGTCTCTGGACTGATCTTGCCACCCATAACCGAGATACGTGGGAAAACGTCACGCTGATTGCCCTCGCCGAGCAGGCGCGGGAGATCGCCCAGCTCACGACGATCCTGACCGACGTGACCGCGGACGCGAACCTGAGCCATCAGCAGATCACGAGACTGGAAGAGGAGGTCGGGCGGGTGCGGGGGGCGCTGGAGAAAGCGAGGGAAACGATCCAGGCACTCCATGGTCAAGAGGCATGGGATATCTACGAACAGCACTCACCCGAAATGAAACAGATTGACGCCGCCCTCCGCGTGACGCCAGAGGCGGGGGGATGATGATCCGCCTCCTCCGCCACGCCGCCCAGACCCCGCTGATGCTCGGCCTGCTCGATTATCCCGCGCCCGGCCAGGTCGTCGCCTGCCCCGTGCTCTTCCTCGACGGGCGGTAGTCCTCATGCCAGATGATCCGATCCTCTATCGCTTTCGCGTGACGTTTCTGAACGTGCACAACGGCGTCACGTACGAGGTGCTCGTCTCCACGCCGATACGGTGGAGAGCGCTCCCCCTTGCGCAGACGGCGCTCAGTGAGCACCTGACGAAGACGGCCGGGCAGGTTCACGACTGGGTGCATTACTCGACGGCGGAGCTCCCCAAGGCATGACCCGAGGCCGACTTGACAACGGGTTCGCTCCCATGATAGCCGCCCTGACGCCTCGCTGATGCCCACGCTCGCCGACTGGCTCACGTCGCGCATCCCCCCGAACAGCCTTGAGGCCGAGCGCGCGGTCCTGGGCGTCGCCCTCCTCGACCGCCCAGAGCGCCGTGGATCTCCTCACGCTGCCCGAGACGCTGCGCCAGCAGGGGCACCTCGACGAGATCGGCGGTCCGGCCTACCTCGGCCAGCTCATCGAGGAAGCGGCCCTCCTGACCGCCATGCCGGACTATTGCCGGTTGATCCAGGACAAGGCGGCGCTGCGCGAGCTGATCCGGCTCAGTACGGAGACCGTCCAGCGCGCGTATGAGAACGGACAGCCCGCGGGGGAGATCGCTGGACAGGCGACGACGGCCCTGGCCGCGGTCATGCGAAGCGCCGGGGGGCGACCGAGGCCTGCGATGCGCCCGCTCGCCGACCTCCTCGCCACGCCACCGGCGCGGCCCTTGTGGCTCGTAGAGTCGCTGATCCTGCAAGGCGCCAACGGCTGGATCGGCGCCGGGGCGAAGGTCGGCAAATCCCTGCTAGCCTTAGATCTCCTCCTCGCCTGTGCCCTCGGCCAGCCCTGGCTTGACACCTTCGCCGTCGCCCGCCCGCTCACGGTCGCCTTCGTCGAGGAAGAGGATTCCGCCTGGCGCGTCTATGAGCGGGCCACCCGGCTCCTGGCCGCGCGAGGCGCTCCCATGCCGGCCGCCTTCTTTCTCACGGTCCGCACCGGCGTCCAGCTCGATCAGGAAGCCTCACTTGGCCCGCTGCTCGACCTCCTCCGCTCGCGCCCGGTGGATCTCGTGTTCTGGGACGTGTTCAATCGCCTCCACACGCTCGACGAGAAGCGGCCGGATCAGATGCTCCCGCTCTTGAAACGCGTGGACCGCCTCCGCGACGACTACGGCTGCGCCAACCTGATCGCGCACCATGCCCGCAAGCCCGGCGTCGGAGGACCCGATCTGGCGTCCGGCGGCCAGCAGCTCAGAGGGCCCAGCGAGTTCTGGGGCTGGGCCGAGAACAGCCTGTACCTGAAACCCCTCAAAGCCAAGGGCGCCCTCATCGTCGAGCCCGAGTCCAAGGACGCCCTCGTCGCCCCGTTCAAGGTGCATCTCGAGGACCTGGGCCCGGACAGCCGGCGCTGGGTCTATGACGGGGAGGTCGCGGCCAAGGTCTCTGCGGGAGACCAGACGCGAACCGTCATCCTTGAGGCCCTGGCGCTCAATCCGATGACCGTAGGGCAGCTCATGGACCACACGAAGAAGACAGATCGGACTCTCAAAAAGCACCTCGGAGCGCTTGAGGAGGATGGGGCGGTGGAGGCCACCAAGGAGCCAGGCCGGGCTGGCAGAAAGCTCTGGATGCTGCGCTCCACGGCCGAGGAACTGCCGTTCTGAGGAGGTCGACGGTATGACGGTATGCCACGGTGTGAAGTTCATACTGCTTCATACCTACAACTGTGTGATTGATAAGAGATACGAGCGCGTGTCCGTTTCCAGCACGGTGTGAAGGTAAAGCCATCACTGCGACGGTGTGAAGGTATGAAGCGCACCCTAAAGGGGTGCTTCATGCACTTCATACCGTCGTGGAGGCGGGCTGGTATTGGTCATTGTGCGGTGCGTTATAGATGCAGGAAAGCGGCCAGCCACGGCCAGGCCTGGCATAGTGAGTGTCAGTCAGCTGCGGGATTCTGGCTCAGAACCGTGGGCCCGGGCGGCGGCCTGATCTCGGCTACTTACCACCCACTGTGCAGGAGGTGTACGGCATGAGGCAGTTCACCGATGGGGCGATCTTCGTTCGAGGGCTGACCTCGGCCGAGAAGCAGGCGGCCTGGGCGGCGGCCACACGGGACCTGGGGCTGCGCTCGCTCAGTGAGCTGGGCTGCTTTCTGATCAGGCAGTACCTGGCTCAGCGCCATGGGATGGGCAGGCCGGCCAAGGTATTGCCCGCTGATGTCGCACGAGTCGGCGCCTCGCGGATCACGCGGAAGGTGGCGCAGTGGCGGAGCCCATCGGCGGCCGATCCCCGCGGCTATCAGAAAAAAAATTCTCCACGGAAACGGCCGCCTCATCATTCGGGCGACGATGCCACGTTTAGCAGTAGCGGGAACCCGGCCTGATGCCCAAGCCCTTTGTCCGCAACCGCGTGCTGAAGTATATCGACGAAGAGATCCGCGTGAATGAGCGCGGGGAGGCATTCCGGTTGGAGCCGCACCAGCGGGCGGTGCTCGCCTTGGCGTTCACGCTCGACGACACGGGGCGTCTCCCGTTTCACACGATCGTCTATGCCTGCCCGAAGAAGAGCGGCAAGACGACGATCAACGCCGCGGTGACGCTCGCCTGGGCGGAGACGATGGAGGCGCCGAACGAAGTCTACGCGCTCGCGAACGACGAGGAGCAGGCGCGGGGGCGCGTGTACTCGACGGCAATCCGCATGATTCGGCGGAACCCGGATCTCCTCGACCAGGTGGTGGGGGGCGAACGCGGGCTCATGCAGGGGAACCTGGAGCTGTCGAATGGCACGACGGTGCGCGCGATCGCGAGCCAAGCGGAGTCGGCCGCGGGCTCGAATCACGGGTTCACGTCGTGGGATGAGCTGTGGGGCTATACCTCGGAGCGGTCGCTGCGGCTCTGGGAGGAGATGACGCCGGTGCCGACGCGGCAGAACTCGGTGCGGTTCATCACGACCTACGCGGGGTACGAGAATGAGTCGAAGCTCTTGTGGGAGCTCTACGTGCAGGGCGTCGGCGTCGAGGAGCATCCGCACGGGCAGGGCGAGCGCCTCCATCCCGCCTGGCCGATCTACGGGAATCGCGAGGCCGGCGTGCTCGTGTACTGGGACCACGAGCCGCGGATGCCCTGGCAAGCGCCGGAGTATTACCGCAAGCAGCGCAAGATGCTGCGCCCGGCGGCGTATCTCCGCCTGCACGAGAATCGCTGGGTGTCGAGCCAGTCGCGGTTTTTCACGGGCGAGCAGTGGGACGCCTGCGTGCGGCCTGGGCTGGGCCCGGTGGTGCGCGATCCGGCCCTCCCGGTCGTCGTGGCGCTGGACGCGGCGACCAAGCGGGACTCGGCGGCGATGGTGGCCGTCACGTGGGACGACGGCGCGCGGAAGGTGCGGGTCGTCAACGTGCGCGTCTGGACGCCGGGGCCCGGGGATCCGGTCGAGCTGGAACTGACGATGGAGGCGGAACTGCGCGCGTGGAGCCTGGCGTATTCCCTCGTGGCGGTCCGCTACGATCCCTACCAGCTCGTGACGATCGCGCAGCGCTTGCAGCGGGAAGGCCTGCCGATGGAGGAGTACCCGCAGACGTCCGACCGCTTGACCGCGATCGGGCAGATGATCTGGGACCTCGTGACCGGCGGGAACCTGGTCGCGTACCCGCACGAGCACCTCCGCGAGCATGTGCTGAACGGCGTCGTCGTCGAGACGCCGCGCGGCTGGCGGATCGCGAAAGAAAAGGCGCGGCACAAGATCGATCTCCTGGTCGCGCTGGCGATGGCGGCGGAGCGGTGCGCGCGGCAGGACGGGGGCGAGGTGCAGGTGTATGTGGACACAGCCGCGCCGGGGGACACGGAGCCGACGCCCGAGGCGGTGCGAGAGCTCGTCGACCGGGACCAGCGGCGCCTGTGGGGCGCGGAGGGAGGGTGGCGATGAGACTGCTCGAAGCGGCGATGGCCGTCTGGCTCGGTGCCGGCCTCCTCGGCTTCTGCGCCTGGACGATCCGGATCTACGTGCAGAGCGAGTTGGGCCCGCGGGCGGATTGGACGAGTCGACTGATCTGGTACACGGGCCGCGGATGCATCTGGGCCGCGGCCCTCCTCCTCGCCGGCGGGCTCGTCGGCACGGCACTCGCGACGGTCTGGCGGCTGGTGCGGGGGTAATCTCCGCGATGCTGCTGCCCGAGGAGCACTGGTACACGCTGGCCGAAGCCGCCGTGGTGCTCGATCGGCGCCCCGAGACGCTCCGCGGGTTGCTCTGGAAGCACCAACTGCCCCGGCGCAAGGTCCGACAGGGCCAGCATCCCCGCAAGGTGCTCCAGATCTCCTACCGGACGCTCCAGCGGCTTCGGAGGCTGACCCGACAGTAACTCACCCCGTTGGCTCACCCCGTTGGCTCACCCCGTTGGCTCACCCCGTTGGCGCGCGCCTTGCCTCGTGCGCCCCTCTAGCCCTGTGATGGCCCCGTGGGACGGATCTCTCGGTCAGGGCTGGGGGCGGCGTAGGTGCTCGGGCTCGTCGAGCGCCGCGCCGCCCCTTTTGCGGTCAAGGCCGCGGCGCCCACGCCGGGCAGCCTCTTCCAGCAAGTCGTTGCCGTCACGGGCGGCCTCCAGATCATCCCGCGGCCCCAGCGGTACGAGGACTTCGCCAGGGCCTATGGGGCGGTTGTGTGGGTCTACGCGGCCGTTGCCCGCAAAGCCCGAGACGCCGCCGCTGTCCCGCTGAAGTTGGCGCGGCGGACCGAGACCGGGGTCACGACGGCGCCCCTCACGCATCCCCTCCGCCAGCTCCTCGACAAGGTCAATCCGTTCATGACCTGGGCGGATCTCTGCGAGGGCACCTCCGCTAACCTCGACCTGGTGGGCAATGCCTACTGGCTCGTGTTCGACAACGGGGCGGGGCAGCCCGCGGAGCTCTGGCCGCTCCGTCCGGATCGGGTCGAGGTGATCCCGAGTGCGACGGAGTACCTCGCCGGCTACCGCTACGTCGTCGGGCCGGCTGAGTTCCGCTTCGCCGCCACGCAAGTGATCCACTTCCGCGAGTTCAATCCCTGGCACGACTACTACGGCCAGGGGGCGTTGACAGCGGCCTGGGACTCGGCCGTCATCATGTCGGACGCACACGCCTGGAACCGCAGTCTGCTCCAGAATGCCGGGCGGTTGGACGGCGTGCTCTCGAGCGATCAGCCGGTGACCGAGGCGCAAGCCAAAGAAGCCGGCGCCCGCTTCCGCGAGCAGTTCGCCGGGCCGCGCAACGCCGGGCGGGTGATGATCCTCGGGCGCGGCCTCAAGTACAGCACGATCGCGACGACGCCCAAGGATCTCGACTTCGTCAACTCGCTGCAGATGACCCGCGAGGAGATCCTCGCGGCGATCGGTGTGCGCCCGGTCATCCTCGGCATCGAAGCGGGGGACATTGGCCGGCGCAGCGAGCAGATCCGCGATTACTTCTACTCGACCGTGGGGCAGCGGATCGGCCGGATCATCGGAACCGTCAATGAATTCCTCACGCCACGCTATGGCGATCCGGCGCTGGAATTCATCGCGGACATTGAGACGGCGCTCCTGCCCTACGAGGACCGGGTCGCACTCGCGCAGGCGGACACACTCTACGTGCAGCATCGTGTGCTGCTGCCGAACGAGGTCCGCCAACGCCGTGGACTCGGGCCGATCGACGGCGGCGACCAGGTGCTCGTCCCGATCTCCCTGGTCCCGATCGCGCAGGCGGGGCAGCTCGGGTTCGGCGCCGGCCTCACCGAGGCGCCCCGCGCCCTCGCGAAGGCGACCAAGGACACGCGCGACGAGCTCTGGGGCGACTTCGTCGATAAGGCCTCGCGCTTCGAGATCCGCTTCGAGGCCGGGGTCACGCGGGCGCTCGTGGCCACGAAGGAGCAGCTCGTCAGCGCGCTGAGCGAGGGGGTGCCGCCGCAATCGGCGCTGACGCATGCGCTCGCGACGGGTCGCGCGCTGCTCGTCGGCCTGGCCCAGGCGGTCCTCCCTGCCGTCCTCGAAAGCGGGTGGACGCGGGCGGCGCGGTTGATCGCGGCGGGCCTCGATCGCGCGAAGGCCCCCCAGCTCGGGATCAGTTTCGACCTGGCGATCCCCGAACTGGCGGCCTACATCGCCGGCCGGCCGTTGACGTATGCCGATCTCATCACGCAGTCGCTCGCCGTCGACTTCCGCGATCTCCTCACGGCGCAGGCGAATGTCGGCGCGTCGATCCCCCAGATGGCGGCGGCGGTGGCCGAACGCTTCGACGGCCTCACGGTCGCGCGCGCGACGCTGATCGCGCGGACGGAAGTGATCGCCGCGTCGAACCTTGCGGCCTCCGTCGCCTACGAGCAGAGCGGTGTGGTCGACGCACAGGAGTGGCTCTCCGCGCGCGACGAGCGTGTGCGCGATTCACACCGCCTGGCCGACGGGCAGGTGGTGCCACTGCGCGCGAGTTTCGCGGTCGGTGGCGCGCAGCTGCGCTATCCCGGCGATCCGGCGGGGCCGCCTGCGGAAGTCATCAACTGCCGTTGCACGACACTCCCTGTGCTCACGCAGGCTTGAGGAGACCGCCCATGGAATATGGCGATGCAGTGCAGATCAAGGGGCTCGGCGGCGTGACGATCAACGCGGTCCTGGAGAATGGCAGTTTCACCGTCACCGACGGCGACGGCGCCGTGCGGGGCCCGTACACCGACGGCGACGTCGAGAGGGCGGCGCCCGAGGCGCCGTGACAATGCGCCGCGAGCCGACGCGGGGCGAGCGGATCAGGAAGTCCCTGGTCCTCGACGTCAGGGAGGCCAACGATGCCGAGCGCACGATCGTCCACACGATCACGCAGCGGATCGTCGATCGCGATGGCGATGTGATCGAACCCCGCGGCGTGCGGGTCGACAACTTTCAGAAAAATCCCATCGTCCTGTTCGGCCACGACTCCTGGGCGTTCCCGGTCGGCAAGAATCTCGCGCTCGAGGTCAGCGATCAGGCCATCACGGCGCTGACGCAATTCGCCGGCGATGCGCAGGCCCACCCGCAGGCGGAGACGGCGTACCGCCTGGCGCGCGACGGCTTCCTCAAGGCCTGGTCGATCGGCTTCATGCCGATCACCTGGTCGGAGGACAAAGCGCTCCCGGAACAGGACGGCTGGTGGTTCAAGGAGTGGGAGCTCTTCGAGTATTCCCTCGTGCCCATTCCGTCGAATCCCGAGGCGCTCTCGCGCATGGCGAAAGGGTACGGCTTGCCGCCGGGCGCGACGGAAAGGGATCTGATCGCGGCGCTCGCGAAGGACCGCACACCCTTCTGGGATCTCGCGGGCTCCTTCACCAAGCAGGATCACCTGCTGGCGGATCGGGTGGCGCTCGTGGAGCGCCGCGTCGCGCAGTGTGAGCACGATCTCGCCGCGATGCAGCCGAGAGAGGAATCCGTAACCGCGGAGGATGTGCGGCGCGCCATGGGGCACGCCAGAGAGACGTTCGGAGGGGGCGCAGGCGTTCGCTAGGGCCATTCACCCGGGCCGCGCGAAGGCCGGCCCCACCGGGAGGCGAGCATGGACAAGGAGCTGAAGGCGGCGATCGACGAGGGCTTCAAGGGCATGACGATCACGCTTGACGACAAGCTGAAGGCGAGCGTCGAGGCCGTCGTCAAGACGGTCGACGAGAAGCTGAAGCCGCTGGCCGACCGCCTCGCACTCCTCGAGAAGAGTAGTGGGGAGGTCGGCGTGATCCGTCGGGACGCGGATGGCAAGCTGGTCACGCTCGGTGCGGGCCAGGCCCCGGCGTTCATCAAGGACGGGCTCACCAAGGACAGCCAACCGCTCCGCGTGACCAATTACCTCCGCGCCATGAAGTTTGGCAACGAGGCGGCCATGAAGGAAGAGCGGGAGATGTCCTGGCGCCTCCGGGAGGCCGGCTACCAGGCCGAGTCCGGCAGCTCGTTCCTCTTCCCGATGGGCGCGGATCTGATCGTCGACCAGGTCGACGAGAAGGGCGAGGTGCGGAAGGACAACGCGGCGCTCCGTGAGGAGATCCGCGCGCGGCTGTCGGTGGGGACCATCGACCCCGGTGAGCTCGCATGGCACGCCAAGCGGAACCCGGAGCTCGCCAAGGCTTTCGGGCTCGAGCGCAAGGACCTCTCGCTCGGGAGCGACATCCTCGGGGGCATCCTCGTGCCCAACGTGCAGGACAGCAGCATCATCGACCTGCTGCGGCCCCGCCTGTCCGTCATGCGCGCCGGCGCGACGGAGGTCGCCCTGCCACCGGCGGGCAACGTTGCCATGCCGCGGCTGACTGGCGATCCGTCTTTCGTCTGGACGGATCCCGACACCACGACGGACGCCTCGACGACCAACATCGGGACGGGCGTGGTGCGGTTGCAGGCCAAGAGCCTGCGGGGCTTCGTCACGATCCCGAATGACCTGATCCGGTACTCGAGCCCCTCGGTCGAAATGGTCGTCCGTCTGGCGCTGGCCAGCCGCGCGGCCGTCGTGGAGGACAACACCTATCTCGAGGCGGTCGGCTCGTCGCTCAGTCCCCGCGGGATCATCAGCTACGGCATGTCCACGGCGGAGACGCCGACCGCGAACAAGGTCACCCTCCACATCGCCGGGACGACCGAGACCAACGGGGACACCTTCACGCCGGAAGACGTGACGAAGATCATCGGGCTCTACTACTCGGGGCTGGATGACGAGCCGGCGACGGGCTGGATCATGCGCCCGATGCTCTGGGCCGCGATCGCCAACCGCCGCGGCGATGCGGTGACGGCGGCCGACGCGAAGGGGCCGTTTCTCTTCTGGACCTCGCGCGGGTCGATGGGCTCGGCCATCCCCGAGGCCCTGGGCGGCTACCCGGTCTTCAACTCGACCAACGCCAGCGCCAATCGCACGAAGGGCTCGGGCACCACCCTCGTCTACGTGCTCTTCGGCAACTTCCGGCGCCTCATCATCGGGCGTTCGGGAGCGATCGAGCTGGCGGCGAGTGACCAGATCAAGTTCCTCCAGGACAAGACCGTCATCCGTGCCGTCCTGCGGTCGGACTGCGGGCTGGCGCATGAGGAGTCGTTCGTCTTCACGGACACGATGCTCGAGGCCTAGCCTCGCGCGATACGGGACGCCGGCGGCGCGGGCAGCGGGTCCGCGTCGCCGGTCCTCGAACCGACCCCGCTGTTCGCGGGGCAAAGGGAGGATGTCATGCCCGGCACAGGATTCCTCAATGATCTCGCCAACGAGCTGCTCCCCGGGACCGGCGCGCAGTCGATCGTGCCCCAGGTCGCGACGTCGACTGTCACCGGCGCGGCGGTCGATCTGCTCGAAACCGATGGCCCCTGCTTCGCGTTCCTGGCGCTCGGCACGGTGAGCGGCACCGCGCCGACCCTGGCCCTCAAGATGACGGAGGCCGCCACTTCGGGCGGTACCTACGCCGACATCACCGGGGCCACGCTCGCCACCCAGGTAGCGTCAAGCAAGTTCCTCGTCCTCACCTTCAAGCGGTCGATGCGGTTCGTCAAGGCCGTGGCCACGATCGGCGGCACCACGCCGAGCTTCGCGGTGGCCTGCCTGGTCGTGGGGCAGAAGAAAGCGATCTAGTGGACCTCCGGCGGGCGCGCCAGCGGTTCTACCGCGAGGCTGCGCGTGCGCGCGAGCGTGCGCGAGCCCCGACGCCGCTAGCGCCCGTCGTCAGGAAGGAGCCGGCGCCATGCGGACCTCAGCCGATCGCCCCGACCCTCGCCACGCTGCTCCCGGTGTTCGTGGCGACCTGGGAAGACTGTGGGCGCGCATGACGAGTGTCTACAAGACCAAGCCCGCGCGCGCCTCGCGCGTGAAGAAGAAGGCCCGCTAGATGGCCACGCAGGACCTCGTCACGCTCGCCGAGGCGAAAGCCTGGGTCAACATCACCGGCACGACCGAGGACGCGAAGCTCACGAGCCACATCACGCGCGCCTCGGACTGGATCGAGCAGATGGCGGATCGGAAACTGGCCGAGCGCGCGTTTTCGAGTCTCCGATTCACGGGGCCCCCCAGCACCAAGCTGTACGTCCCGGCCTGGCCCATCAAGACGGGTGCGACGATCACGATCACGGTGGATGCAGTCGCCCAGGTCCTGTGGAAAACCGAGGCCGATGGGCTCCCTGATGACGCCGATGTCGTCGTGGCGTCTGACGATCCCTGGGACACGCGCTGGGGCGCGCAGAACCACTTCTACCGCCGCTGGACGTGGGAATCGGCGCTGGGCTTTGCCTGGCAATCCCCGCGCGATCCGAACTTCGGTCAGCACAACGTGCTGCTGTCCTACACGGGCGGCTACAACCCCATCCCGGAAGATCTCAAGCTCGCGGCGTGCTACCTCGTCCAGAAGCTCTTCCGCGACCAGCAGAAGCAGGCGGTGGGCTTCACGTCGATCGCCTTGCCCGCCGGCGGCGCGATCTCCGTCCCCGAGCCCTTCATGCCGCGCGAGGTTCGCGACCTGATCGCGCCCTATCAGCGGCCGATCTTCGCGGGGGCGTGATGCCGCTCGACCTCACGCTCACCATCGAGATTCCCGAGTCCCTCCGACGCCGGCTTGAGCCGGCTGTGCTTCAGGGCGCCGTCGTGAAGGGGATGCAGAAGGCCGTCCTGAGCGTCGTCCGGCGGGCGAAGCTCAACCTCTCTGGCCGCTTTCTCCGCGTGGGCCACGGTCGGTTG